GTCCCATTATTTCTTCACTCCCTTGTTAGCAGCGTCATGTTTGTTGTAGATGTCATACAACTCAAGACCTACTGGGATAAGACTTGGGCCTTCACGCATACGACCATGAGATTGAGTCTGATAACCCTGCATCTCATATTGCTTCTGCTGTACATCCATCGAATAGTTCTGCTCGATGTTGTGTTTGTTACGTGCTTCAGTTGCATGTTGGTTACGCACTAAGCGTCCTACTAATGAGCCACCGAAGTTCTCTGCACCTGCATAGGCCATTGCTTGGTTCTGTTTAGCCACAAGCGTGTCTTGGAATAGCTGGTCAGTCATTGAAGCATGTGTCTGTAACTTAGCTAACTGAGTCTGCTTCACCTTCTGGAAGTAGTCCTCACGCGCTCGTTTGTTCTGCTCTTGGGTCTGCCGCTCTTTCTCACCATGAGACATGATTGCTCCGAATACTTGAATCGGGTCACACATTTTCATTCACCTTTACGAATTCATAGAATGGTGCTTTACCTACCCCGTATTCAGGGTCAAGGTAAATCATTTGGAAGCCAATCCACTTAAGCCAACGGATGGCTTTGTGGTTATCAGCGTGTACATAATTCACAAGGACTTGATAGTCCTGTGAGATGGTTGCCAGCCAATCCTTGCATTCACGCTTGAACTGGGTTGCATGTTTGTAGATGCCCGTACTGCCTAGCATCCACGGGACTCCAATGAAATCTTGGTATGTGTCTACAACACCGAACATTGCAAAGGGAATATCATCCTCATCAACAGCCACATAGGCTGTATCAGAGGCATTCATGGATAGGGTCAGGGCCGTGATTGGCCCATAACCACAGGAGAGTTTTAGCTCTTCCTTATCTGCCTGACGCAAGCGTGGGCCTAACGTATTACAGTCGTTCACTGTTGCTGGCCTAACGCGAGCTACCATTTAGATTCTCCTAGAACGGGTGGTGTAGAAAGCTGTCCATTCTGCTGATTGGAAAGCTGATGGGTGATGGGAGTCATTACTCACTGTCACCGTTAAGCGGTCATTCTTAGACTGCACTGGGAACTCAAACACCCCTGATGCGGTACTCACTTCTCCTAACGTCAGCAAGCCTAAAGGCAGGCCAGTGTAGCTGTAGGTATGTGAACTTCCTTGGGATGATGTTTCGACAGTGAAATGGCCTGTGTCTTCATAGAGAAGCTTGAACTGACGCATCTGTAAGCGGCCTGAAGTATCAGTCAACTGACTTCCTCCCAAACCTTGTGTACGTTTGTACTGAGTTGAGAAGGTGTACGCCATCGTGTACGGGTATCCCGCATACTGGAAGCCATCAACAGTGACAAGCTCTTGGCCTGACAATGGTGAGTTGGCTGATTGAAGACCATCCAAGTAAACCATTGAACCACTAGGTGTGAATTCAGGAGCTTCTTGAAGTTGCATCTTCTCAAGTGTTACACGGTTGCCGCGCTTCATTATCCAGAATGCTGTGGATTCAATCGTGCCTACATTGAGTATCTTGTCACAATTAGGGAATTCCCATTTGGACCATGACACCTGTAATGCTTGACTGTCCTTACGCAGGTACTTGTAAACGTAACAGGTAGGCGTATCAAACGTACCATCTGTTAACACAAACAAGATGTCTTCGTTGGTATTGGACACCAGCGATGTGGCTTTACCTTTTATATAACGAGGGACATTGAGGGTCGCATCAATAGCGATATTGCTTGAAGTGTCTGCCTGTACGAAGAACTCACGCACACCTGCGTAACCTTCACGGTTAGTGGCGAAGTAAACATACTCGCCAGCACCAACTGGCTCTGCTTGTAAACTAGATTCATATTCAGTTGTCTGATTTATGGACACAGTTTCAGGAGTCAGTGAGTCACCCGCATTCAACATGAACTGGGTTTGGTCAGAGAACAGTAACAATGTCTCGTTAAAGGGAATCGCATGGCGAAGGATAGACACCTTGGTATGACTTACAGCCACATCTATAGGGTCAGTCGCTAAGATAGTCGTGACAGTCTCAGGGTAGAATGAGAAGTAACTCCCTGAACGACTGAAGATAACATTCTCATCTGCAATCACGCCTAAGCGGTTGCGGTGGAAGAACACATCATTCAGCTTACGGCCAATGAAGCTAGGTTCAGGCGCTGAATCCACATCACCTACTGAACGGTCATCCCATTCATTAGGTTCAAACGTGAATGTGCCATCAGCCTCACGGGTAAGAGTCCACGGCATAGTGGCATCATCAATAGTGGTATCAGCACCATCGCCTAGGGTTTCTTTCCAGATGCCTACAGCGTCATCACTCTCTTCATATTCAACGTAATAGTTATCACTGTCAGAAGCTTTCTCACCTATGATTTCAATCTTGAAACCTGTGAATGCTCTGCGTGGTAAGTCAGAGAACTTTTGGATAGAGCCTTTAGCTGCAATCAAAGCTGAGTTACCGAAAGAATCTTCAGTTCTTAAAGTGAAATCAAAGCCATCTGTCCGTTGAATGCGGATAGCATTGCCTTTAAGCGTGAGCGTGTAGACGTTGCCACAGTTAGCAGAGAGTTGGTTGCCCAGTTCTTGTGCGATGTAGTTAGTTTTAAGCTCACTCTTGATATCTTCTGCAGTTGTGAAGCTTGCCTTTTCTACGTCATCAATGAAGACCTTATAGTCTGTCGAGTAGTTACCCTGCTTAACATGGACGATACCTTCAGGATAAGGAGCTGTGGTTGTGCTTGGTAATACTGCAGTGGTGATTGTCTTGTTCAACACAAACGTGTGGTCAGCAATAGTCACTGCTTTAAAGTCTACCAAGGGGTTACCTGTGGATAGATAGGAATAACCAGCAGGTGTATTCACAGTGAACTCAGTGCCTGCAAAGTCAAACACACGCAAAGCTGTGTTAGTGGCAAGGACTAAGTACCGTTCATTAATATCACGGTTGATAGTGTGGATGAAGTATTCATCACTGGAGCCAGCATTAGTAATCAGGTCAGCCATGTGTTCAGTAGGTGGGCGCTTACGCAAACCACTGATGATTGAACTAAAAGCATTTACTTGCTCTTCACCTTGAGAAAGCAGGCGTACACTTGGAGATTGCTGGGATACACCGTTAGCTAAGTTAGGTATTGAACTACTTACTAGGCCCATGTGTTACCTCATTAAGATTCGGCTTACGTCAGAGTTTCCTGTCAGAATGTTGTAATCTGCATTCTCTGATTCCATAAGGCGTAGTGTTGTTAGTGCTTGGTATTCATCTTCCCGATTCATGTTATGTAATGAGTCAGAGCTAAGTGTGCGGTCTTGGAACACACGGGATGAACGGAGAACAATGTAGCGCCTTGCAGCCTCTGGGATTTCCTCAAAGCTAAGTAAGAGGATGAGGTCACATTTAACCGCTTCATCGAAAATATATGTATGGTTGAGCCTGTCGTAGGCGCGAGAACCGCGTTGTACCAAGTCATGCTTGTGGGATACATTGCTTGAATCCACAGACATGATGTTAGTAGGCAGAGACAGCTCACCATTTTGGTTAGGTGTAAGCGGATAGTTGTATTCGTAATTGAAGAACCACCCTTGGCTTTGAACCTCACGGTTCACTGATTGCAAGACTGATAGAGCAGTGATGGCATCCACAGAAGTCATATTAACTAATGTGTTGACGGGTGCTTCACCAATCGTGTTCAGCATTGTGTTGACCGCTTCTAGTTCAGTCGTAGGTGCTAGTGACATACCGTGTCCTTTATATAGAGGATAAAAAAAAGGGAACCGAAGTTCCCTTGATGTATGCTTACGAAGTCTTAAGTTCGATAGCAGCTTCTGGACGTAGAACGCCACTGCCCATTGCGTACTTAGCAACGAACAAAGTGCCTTGACGGCGAATGTCATACTCAGACTCAAGAGCCAAGTCCAACAACTTCACAGTACCAATAGCAGACTGATGGAATACCACAGCCTTAGTCTTGGTGAAGTCACCAGCATAAGTGTTGTTCTCACCAGCTACGGCAGTTTGAGTGCCAGTAGGTAAGTGGTTAGACATCACGATAGCAATACCTGCTACACGGATAACCTTAGCATCAGCGTATACACCAGCACCGCCCCAATCTTTGTTCATGATTGTGGTGTCTTGTGCTAGCTTGTAGTAGATAGCAGGAGATACAACAGCTACACGGCCATCAGCTGGGATGTCCTTGCCGTCCATCTCTTCAGCAGCTTCAAACAAAGCAGCGATGATGTTGGCAGTAGTAGTGTAGTTAGCCTTAGCGATTTGAGTACCAGACTTGCCAGTACCAGTGATAGTCTCAGAAGTACGAGCAGCGTTAACTACCATACGAAGAGCGTTCTTGTCGAAGGTGTTAGCCAACGCATTGCCTAACTCAGAAGTGTAAGTAGAACGAACATCGAAGTGGTTCTTAGCTTCATCGAGCGAGGCGATGAAGGCTGGTGCTACAAGCAGGTCATCAACAGCAATTACTTTCTCAGCATGCTTTACAGAACCGCCAGTGATTTCTTCACCAACAGAATGGTAAGCAGCAGATGCAGTACCCATTACTGGGAAGCTGGCAGATTTGCCGTTAGAGATAGTACGGACTTGGTGTAAGCCCATCATGATGTTCTTTTCTTCAAACTGGGTGATTACTTCACCAGCGAATAGCTTTAGGAATAGAGCATCAGTTGCGCCAGCGCCATTGCTTTGGCCTAGACGAGATACAGTTGCATTAGTCATTTTAAAATTTCCTTTAATGAGGATTGAAGTTTCAAGTTTTGTGTTGTGTTTCCTTGAGGCTTCAGCACTCAATAACCGCCCACAGCGTTACCCTCCGCAGAGGCGCAGTTTCTTTGTCATTAATAGCTTGGGGCTTTGGGGAAGGATGGCCCCCAGATGGGAGCCGTGTTTGTTACAGGATTGAGGAGTTAGCGAGTTTGTTCTGTACACTCTGACGGAAAGCGGAGTCCTTCGCATAACGAGGGTCACGCATTGCTTCTGTCAGTTGCGCTACACTATCAAAGCGACCACCTGCATTTGCAGCGGCAGTGTCACCACTAATCAACTTAGGGTCACTACCGTTGGCAGCTGTGTAACGCGCTTTCAGACCATGCACGGACATTTGAATCTGGTCTGTGTTGCCACTATTCATGGTCGTGTTATAAGCTTCTACTTCACCAGCGTTCAGGTTCGTACTTGCCCATTCCATCATTGTGGTATAAGTCTCTTCACCACCTACACTATCGAACATCTTAGTCCGCATTGAGGTGGCTAGTTGTTCTTGACCAGCGATGTATGAGTCCACGACTTCACGGGGAATTCCTGACTTAGCCAGTGATTCATAGGTGTCATCAGTTAACCCTTGGTTTGCTTGATACTCTGTCTGCAGAGCATCGAAGTCTAATCCTGCATTCTCGACTGCATCTTCCACGTCTTTGGTAGGAATCTCTGTGTCAGTGGCCGCAGGTTCTTCTGCAGGCTTTCCACTGGACATCTTCTTCTCCAACTCGGTGTAAGACTTAGCCATGTCTTCAGGGGTCTTGAACTTTTCTGGTAACCATTCAGGCCGTTCATCCTTAGCGGAATCTAGGTTCTCCTGCTGGGGTTCTTGTTGGGCATTCTCCGCCTTAGCCACCATCGCATCTACATGCTCTTGTGTTTCAGGTTGTGGCTCTTGCCTAATCTCTACTGTGTCTACCATTACTGTTCTTCATTTCCTTGAGGTTGTGCCATCATCTGCTCTTTCACAGCGTCAAATGCTTGGGGAGCTAATTGTTGTCCCGTCTGCTGCATCATCTGTTGTTGAGCTTCTTGCTGAATTTCTTCGTCAGACTTAATAAGGCCTTTCATATCGATACCTAAAGATGTACCAACACGGGAGATATAGTCCCCGATGTTCATGTACTTCATAAGTGTCTCTGGGCCTAACTGACCAAGCTGTTCAAGCATGGCTGCTAGTTTGTTTAAATCATGTCCACGGCCAAGTGCTTCAAGACCAGTGGTGATTGTGGGTTGAACGATTCCTTTAGGCAGCGCAGGTACTTTTCTCTGCTTCTGCATCTGTAGGAGTAATCGATTTACTAGGGGTAGCTGGAATTCCTGTGACAAGATTGAGTAGATACCACCAAGGGCATCTTCAAGTTCACCTGCCATGTAGCGGATTTCTTCAGCTGTTACTCGTTCAGCATTTCGTTGCACAGAGGAATTCATTAAGAAGGCGAATGCTAATCGCTCCTTGATTTCCTGAGAGGTCTGATAGGCAATCTGGAAGTCGCCCTGCTTTTGAACTTGTAGTGTGGTTACATCATTAGCATCACCTTCACGGATTGCTCCGTTAGGGGCTTCTGCTAAGACACGCGCACGGGTTGTACCGTTTGGACGTACTAAGAATAGAACCTTGGCTGCAGCAGCTGCGCCTTCAACGATGGCCTGTGTCAG